AAACATCCATCCGCAGCCAAGAACCCAAATAGTCCGCTACGTTTATCGCGCAAGCGATGGAAGTGCAGCGGCAAGACATCAAGGAAATAGGTATGGCGAAGCCCGGTTTATATTCCAACATTCATAAGAAGCGAGCCAGAATTAAGGCCGGTTCTGGTGAGCGCATGAGAAAACCCGGCAGTAAAGGAGCGCCAACTGCGAAGGCGTTTAAACGTTCCGCTAAAACTGCAAAGAAAAAGTAATGGCAGAAATCATTGATATTAATACGGATGGATGGGAAGGCGTAAACGCGCAAAGCCCGTTGCCAGAGGAAGAAGGCGAAGGGTTCCAAGCAGAACTTGATCGGTCCATTGCCCGGATTATGGAAAGTGATGATGGGCGGGTAATGATTGATTGGCTGTGCGGGGCATTCTTGCATCAACCAACATGGGCACCGGGATACTCCACAGACTTTGGATTTTTCCGCGAAGGTCAAAACACACTAATTCGTGAAATTTTATTAAGAAGTGAGAGAGCAAAGAATGGCTGAAGAAAACGCTGAGGTAAGCGAAACTGCGGAAGCAGCACCAGAGCCAGAAGCGGGCCTGTTAGACAACGTTGAAACACCTAATCCCGATGCCGCTGAAGCGGCAGAAGACGATGAGATAGATCACCGTGAACCGGGCGGCGATGGAGAAAAGCCGGAATGGTTGCCGGATAGATTTTGGGATTCAGATAGCGGCGAAGCCGATTACGAGGGTTTGGCGAAAAGCCAACAGGAACTTTATAAGAAACTCCGTAACGGAAAGCATCAAGTGCCGGAAGGCGGCGAGTATGATATACGTTTTGTTAATGAGAGAATTGCAGATGACGATGAACTTCTGGGTAAGTTCAAAGAGGTCGCTGCCGACAGAGGGTTGTCGCAAGACGATTTTGAAAAGATTGTTGGGCTGGTTATGGAAACGATGCCGGAAGATGTGGGAGAACCGGAACAGAAGTTTGACCGCGAAGCAGAGTTTGCAAAGCTAGGCCCGAATGGTGAGAACATCGTCAACGGTGTAGTCAAGTGGGCAGAGGGGCTTGTGAACAACGGAGCTTGGACCGCAGAGGATTTTGACGAATTTAAATTTATGGGCGGCACGGCTTCCGGCATTCGTGCGCTAAACCGGTTGCGCCAATACTACGGCGAGAAAACTATTCCCGTTGATGCAACGCCTGATTCAGAAGCGATGCCGACAGAAGAAGAATTGCAAGCCATGGTCGCTGATCCGCAATACAACAAAGACCCATCGTTCCGGCGCAAGGTTGCAGACCAGTTTGTCAAAAAATATGGCTCGGACCCTAACAGTCCGCAAATTATGTAACTACCTCCCTGTACGTTAACCTCCTAGACTCTCCCCCCCGCTACGGCGGGGGTTTTTTTGTCTATAAGCTAAATATTGATTGTAAATAGGAAACCGTGCTACCGTAGCGAGGTTAAGAAAAGTTACTTAGAGGCGTCTAGGGTTGCAGCCCTGGGCGCTTCTTTATTGAGAGGCCAGAACAGCCTGCTTTAGCTTACGGCGAAAGGCATCGCCGGTTGCACGTTGGTTCTTTCTGAGCGGAGGCATCTGAACAGAAATTTCCTCAAGCTCAAAAAGATGTTCACCACCGTCCTCGGTGTCGGCCCAAATACCTTTGCCGGGTCCGAATTGAACTTTGTCAAATCCGGTGATCTCAGCAAGGTAGCCTTTGATCTCTTGATTGAAGACATCATACATGCTGCCCCAATCACTTGTGAAATATCGAAAGGCCATAAGGACCGCTTCACTCCGATTTTCATGGCGACCATATGAGCCACCCGTCATCATCGGAATGTAGCAAAGGAAGTCTTTTGAGTTAGCCATGGCATTTTCCTTTCATGGCGAAGGCCACGGCGACACGGTTACCTATTCACAATGTAAAATAGCGGCGGGCTTTTCCCCGCGTTGTTGACCTATTATAACACACGCATTTTTCAAAAATGGCTGAAAGCCCCAGAAACGCTGGGTTTTTTGAGAGTCGAAAAATTAAGTCACTGAATTAAAACGCTTACTTATCATTTCATTTTGAAAAAAAACGCTTTTTTGGATTTTTCGGAATTACCGCTACGGCGGAAGGTTTTTTGTCTATAAGCTAAATGATGCGTTAAGAAACTTGACAGATAACACAATATGCGAATATACACGAAATGACCCTACCCTCTTTTGAGGTCGGTCTGTTCCGGGCGGAAGCCTAGGCACAGCCGGACCAGCCGGTCCCTACACTGATGCCGATAGTTTTTCATCAATGTAAGGGACCAGTAAAATGGCAACTTCTCTATCGACCAACTTTACAAAGCTCTTTGAAGCTGAAGTAAAGCAAGCCTATCAAGGCGAGAGGAAGCTGGCTGGAACTACGCGCACGCGAACGGGTGTTGTAGGGTCCACTGTCCAATTTCCTAAAATGGCTAAAGCACAAGCGCAACTGCATGTGCCACAGTCGGAAGTCACCGCGCTTAATGTTACTCACAGCAACGTAACCGCGACTCTCAGCGATTACGCCGCACCGGAGTACACCAGCATATTTGACCAGCAAAAGGTCAACTATGACGAGCGCCGTGAACTCGTTGAAACTCTTGGCAAGGCTATAGGACGCCGCGCTGACCAGATCATTCTCGACGCTTTGGCGAACTCAAGCTCATCGCTGACGGTTGCCAATTCAATCGGCGGATCAAACACCAACATCAACGTTGCGAAGGTGTTGGAAGCTGCCCGGTTGTTGAACGCCAAGAATGTTCCGGCAACGGATCGTTACATGGCAATTTCGGCGGATGGTCTTTCGGCCCTTCTGGCGGAAGAAAAAGCCGCATCGCAAGACTACGTTCTCCACAAAGCCATGACTGATGGGAAAATCGACAACTTCCTTGGTTTCTCCATGTTGATGATTGGTGACATGGACGAAGGTGGACTTGCCATTGATGGCTCCAGTGACCGCACATGCTTTGCTTGGCACAAAGACAGTGTCGGCTATGCGGAGGGGATTTCGATGAAAACCGAAATCAATTATGTGCCAGAGCGGGTCAGCTACCTCACCAACGTAATTCTTTCTGCCGGGGCTACTGCCGTGGATGCAGAAGGGATTGTGATTATTACGTCCCGCGAGTAAGGAGAAAAACTCATGGCTTATAGTGCAAATGGTCTTAACCTGATTGGCGGCGGCGGCAAAGCCGGTGCGGCCCCCCAGGTTTGGACCTACACCTCGGCTGATGCAATCGCCACGGTCAACACGGCAGCGTATTTTAACAATGCGTCTGACTTGTTGAAGGTGCGAGACATCATGTTCATTGTCGATAGCAACACGCCAACCCTGCATATCGTTAGCGTTCTTTCCAACGCTAGTGGCGTGGTTGATATCAGTGACGGAACCGCCGTCGCAGAAACCGACAGCGACTAATTGAGTGGGGGGCTAACGCCCCCCTCTCCCCTTTTTGGTGTTGGAGATTTGATGTGGCGACTAATGACACTGATGTAACAATTTGTTCGCACGCGCTCCAACTGCTTGGTGAAAACACAATCTCATCGTTCTCTGATGGGACGGTCCAAGCAAACGTTTGTTCAGAACTTTACCCAGATACCCGCGACATGGTTCTAACCATGTACCCCTGGAGCTTTTCGCTTGTTAAGGTGGACCTTCAGCAATCCTCAACAGCGCCAATCAATGAGTGGACGTATAGTTACCCGATGCCTTCCGATTCATTGGCAAGCATCCCACGCGCTGTGTTTAGTTCAAGTGCCGTAGGGGCTGCGCCGATTACTGGCGGATGGGAAGTCTACGAGCGCAATATTTTTACAGACCAATCCACCATTACCATTGACTACCAGAAACGGCCTCTCGAAGAAGAAATGCCGTCATATTTTGTGCAACTGCTAAAATATGTTGTTGCAATGCACATCGCCTATCCTGTCACAGACCAACTAGACAAAGCCCAGCATTGGGAGCGTATTTCTTTCGGCAACCCAGCGGAAGGCGGGCGCGGTGGTTACTTTAGACAGGCGGCGGCAACAGATGGAATGGGCGCTGGAACCACCTTTATAGGTGATTACCCACTTGTAGACACACGCTTGACGTTGAGTTAGCCATGGGCCGGTTTGTAAAAGTTCAAACCAATTTTGCAGTGGGCGAGATAAACCCGGAGCTACGCGGGCGTATCGATCTGCAACAATATGAAAGTGCGCTGGAGCGTGCGCGGAATGTAATCTGCAAGCCGCAGGGCAGTGTCGAGCGTCGGCCTGGGCTAAAGTACATTTACACCATACCCGACGCGGCATCACCGGATAATGGTGTGCGCCTTGTGCCATTTACGTTTAGCACCACACAGACGTACATGCTTGTTTTTTCCGGCACGCGAATGATGGTGTTTAAACAAGGCGTGCAAGTCGCCAATATAAACGGCACCGGTAACGATTTCTTAGACGTATCCTCTAGTGTAAGCGGAGTAACGGATGGCATTACGTCTGCCCGCCTGACGAATCTTTGGTATACGCAAAGCGCGGACACGCTGTTGTTATTCGAGGAAACAATGACGCCGCTAAAGATACAACGCGGGGCAACGGACGCAACGTGGACTGTTGCAGACATTGCGTTTGAGCATGTTCCTTACTATGCGTTTACTCTTACCTCAACAAACCCCGGCGTTACGCTAACGCCTTCCGCTGTTACAGGTGAGATCACGTTGACCGCGAGTGCCGCAGCGTTCCATGACGGCAGGTCGAATACAGCCCAAGCCGGTGGGAGCGCAACGATCACGCTCGACAGCGGAGCGTCTAGCACAGACGATATTTTCAACGGCTCTGTAATTAGGACAACAGGCGGCACGGGGTCTGGGCAGACGCGAGTCATTTCTGATTATGTTGGTAGCTCGAAAGTGGCAACTGTATCTGTTGCATGGACAACACAACCAGCCAGCGATACGACATTTACGATTGAGTCCCTTGTAAACCAATACGTCGAGTCGAACGATAATTTTGGCAGGGCTAAGATTACAGCAATAACGAGTAGCACTGTAGTCAAAGCAACCACCATTGTTGCGTTCTTTAACACTGACGCAATCGCGTCTGGCGCGTGGACATTGGAAGCGGGCTATGAGGATGCGTGGTCTAGCACCAGAGGCTGGCCGCGCTGCGCTGTTTTCCATGAAGGCCGGTTGATTGTTGGTGGTTCGCAGTCACTGCCGTCCACTGTGTGGGGTAGCCGCGTTGGTGACTATTTCGATTACGATGAAGGCCGCGCACTTGATGACGAAGGCATGAGTGCGACCATTGACACAAACCAAGTCAACGCCATCGTCGGTGTGTTTTCCGGGCGTGATCTACAAATATTTACAACCGGCACAGAGTTT